CCATCTATAGGAATCCGGAAAAACGCGGGGGCAACGCGTACTCGCAAAATCCATCAGTTTCTGGAGGCAGGACCTGATGTCAATTTTGGTGTGCACAACAGCAACTTGGAAAATGTTAAACGTGGCATCTTCGAGAGGGTCTACTTCTCCAAAGATGGCTTGGGTGGACTTGGTCCTCCACTCAAGCCCAGACCCTTGGCGATTAGGCGATTGCACCTATTTAGGACTATGGTATTGAAGCGGCTTCTGCCCCCGACCAGCCCATTAACGGATCAGGAATTTCTTGACTGTTACCCGGCTCGCAAGCAGAAGCTATATCAAAACGCCATAGAATCTTTAAAGGTGCGGCCTATTCGTCGCGCAGATGCCTACCTCAGCACATTCGTGAAAGCTGAGAAGGTGAATTTCACGGCTAAACCGGATCCCGCCCCACGCGTGATTCAGCCGCGATCTCCCCGTTTTAATATTACTGTTGGCAAATATTTGAAACCAGTCGAAAAACGCCTCTACCAGGCGATAGCCAAACTCTATGGCTCAACAACCGTGTGCAAAGGCCTCAACGCTAAGCACCGGGGTCAACTCTTGGCCAAGAAGTGGCGTAAATTTACGCGACCCTTGGCCATAGGACTAGATGCCAGCCGATTCGATCAACACTGCTCTAAGCCAATCCTTCAATATGAACATGGCTTCTATAATAAAATATGGAAGTCACGTAACTTGCAGAGGCTACTTAGTTGGCAGTGCGAAAACGTTGGCTTTTGCCGAGTTGACAATGGCGAACTGTTCTATACCGTTAGTGGATGTCGGATGAGTGGGGACATGAACACAGCACTAGGCAACTGCATAGTGATGTGTGCACTCATCTGGACATGCATGAAGGAGCTGAACGTCAAGAAATTTGAGCTCATGAACGATGGTGACGACTGTGTTTTGATAATTGAAGAACATCAATTGCCAAAACTACGAAATTTGGTCAGTTGGTTTGAGGACTTCGGGTTCAGGATGAAACGAGAACCCGATATACGCGAA